ACTAAGCATGAACGCACTGACCGAAACCTAGATGATGCTACTGCGCAGAAGCTGAACCTTAATAAGCTAGGAAAGTCTCGTAAATTCTTAGAGGTAACTTAATGCATTATGTCGCACTATCAAAATATCAATATCTAGAACTGGTTCATAGCCGCCTAGAGGATCCGAAAGATATCAGATTCTCTAAGGTGGCCATGGGCATGTGGGACTTTATGAAAGCTTGGGATAAGTGGCCAGTAAGAACACTATGGAAAGACAATGATATTGTTTCTTCTTGTTTTATGAAACTATCAAATCAAGCTGGCTCGAAAGTTCTTTTCATTTCAAATATATTTACACCAGTTGCTAATAGAGGAAATGGTATAGCAAAAGAAATGCTAGACCGTAATATCAAAGAAGCAGTTGATATCGGCGCGACTTCAATTCGACTTGATTGCAATCGCAAAGCTCTACCTTTCTACGATAAACTCGGTGTGACATATTGGGGCGCTACTGTTTCTGAATCTATGTTCTGTGATCTTCCTATTAACGAAAAGGGAGTCTTATCGTTCTTAGAAACAAAAGATATGTCTTCAGAAGATATTCTAAATTCTTACAATACTAAACTAAGAGAAGCTAAGATGAAATGGATTAACAGGAAAGTCCATAAGCACAGACAATATGATTTCGGACATCCTAGTCGATATGATGAATTCATTGACCTGATGAAGAAGAAAGATGTTGACTTAGAACAGTTTCTTTAGTACAATAGTATTGTAATGATGAAAGCAATGTAATGCAGAAACGTAAAGAAGACTTCATTAACTGGTATAAGTGGTCTCTAACTATTAAGGATTGTGATCCAGCCATTTATATGACTAACTATTTGTTCGATCGTTTCGAGCATAATAAGGAGCAGAAGCTATGGATCTCTTGGATCTACGGTACAACCTATTACCTTCCTACAGCTTGGGTTGTTTGGAATGAGTTCCCCGACATGGAGCTCGTCGGATCAGACCGACTCCGCGAATGGAACAATAACAATTACAAGCGGCTCCGTTATCAAACTGACACCAAGTGGAATAAAGGTCATCTTCCAACCCAGTTCGAATCGTACAGAAACTGGGTTGGAGATAAGACTCAACTCGAAGCTTTTCAACCCTTCTTAGAAGGCACACCTACCGAAAACTTTGATAAGCTCTGGGTAGAAGTCAAGACAAAATTCCATAAGTTCGGTCGTTTCTCTACTTGGTTTTATTTACAAACTCTAAAGCAGTGCTGTGATTTAAAACTAGAACCAAGCACTCTAATGTTGGAGGATTATGATGGCTCTCGTTCACATCGCAATGGTTTGGTTATGTCTCTTGGTCTTGATGATTGGTATAACAAAAAGCTGAACAAACAGGAACTGAATTATCTTGATGGCGAAGCATATTATATTCTTCAGGAAGTAAAGAAAGACTTTCCTAACACCGACTACTATGATATGGAAACTTGCCTTTGTTCTTTCAAGAAGCTGTTCCGTGTTAAGCACGGTCGTTACCTTGGGTATTACCTAGATCGTCAGGCTGAAGAAATCGCAAAGTGCGAGAGAGATGATTGGTTTGGTATTGACTGGCAGCCACTATGGGATGCTAGAACTGAAACCCTAGAAAGAAAACTGTTGACTAATAAGATAAATGAGAGTAAAATGGCACTATATACATCTAGTAATGTACTAGATGCGACAGGGCTATTCCAGAATACTAAAGTTGGTCTTGAATCTTTTTTTGAATAGGTTATATTATGAAAGTAATTGCTATCGGCGGCGAGCCTGGTTCTGGCAAGTCGACTTTGATGAAGAAACTTATTGAAGTCTTTGAGGTTGAGCCTAAGTATAATGAGGTCAAGCTAGTACCCTATCTTCAGAAGGGTAACGTATACGTTCTCGGTAAATATGAAGATGGTGAAGTCTTTTCTGGTACCGATCGTATGAGCATGGCAGTTCAGCCAGAAGCTATCAAGTTCCTTTCTACACTTCCTTCCGACGCTGTTGTCCTTTATGAGGGTGATCGTCTATTCACAGCCTCGTTCCTTGAACACTGCCTTGATATGTATGATCTGAATATCATTTATCTGCAGACTAAGAAAGAAGTTCGCCAGGAACGGTATAAAGATCGCGGTAGTGATCAGAATGAAACTTGGTTGCAGGGTCGTGAAACTAAGATCGCAAATATTCTTAAGAACATGACTCTGATGTTTAGTGTTACCAAGTTTGAGAACAATACTTTTGAAAATCAAAATATTATTGTAGAACATGTGAGGGGAAATGTCTGATATTCAATATAAATATGCTGAAGATCGTATTATTGCTGATTTTAAAACCTATATAAATAACACATACGGCGAACACTACAAGACCGAAGATCAGGGTATTGAGTGTTTCGATGCTTGGATTGCTCTAGGTGATTCAACACCCACTTTCCGTAATACAGCTTTAAAGTACCTTTGGCGTTATGGTAAGAAGAACGGTAGCAATAAAGCCGATCTAATGAAAACGTTGCATTACACAATGATGTGTTTATTTGTTGACCACTATAAGGATGCGAAATAATGGAAATTAAGATTCCTATTGATGATTTGAAGAAGCGTAAGTTGTTTATTGCCACCCCGATGTATGGTGGTATGTGTGCTGGTATGTACACTCGTTCTATGGCAGATCTTTCTGCTCTTTGCGCCGCACATGGCATTCCCCTTCAGATGTACTTCTTGTTTAACGAGTCACTAATTACTCGTGCAAGAAACTATTGCGTCGACGAGTTTATGCGCTCCGATGCAGAACATCTTATGTTCATTGACGCCGATATCGGGTTTAACCCACAGGATGTTATTGCTCTCATGGCTCTTCAGGCTAATGACGAGAAGTACGAAATCATCGGTGGTCCTTATCCCAAGAAGTGCATTAGCTGGGAAAAGATTAAATATGCTGTTGATAAGGGTGTTGCTGATGAAGATCCTAACGTTCTCGAGAAGTTCGTTGGTGACTATGTATTCAACCCAAAGGGTGGTCAGACTTCCATTCAGATCAGCGAGCCTTGTGAGGTTCTAGAAATCGGCACTGGTTTCATGATGATCTCTAAGAATGCTCTTAAGAAGTTTGAAGCTTCTTATCCTCAATATTCTTACAAGCCTGATCATGTTCGCACCGAGGCATTCGATGGCTCGCGCGAGATCCTTCAGTACTTCCAGGCTGAAATCGATCCAGTCTCGAAGCGTTACCTTTCTGAAGATTATTGGTTCTGCCAGAAGGCTCAGGCAATCGATCTTAAGACTTGGTTCTGCCCATGGATGAAGATGCAGCACGTTGGTACTTACATCTTTGGTGGCTCTCTAGCCGACTTGGCTTCTATTGGTGCCAGCGCAACAGCTGATCCTTCTCAGCTTAATAAAGGCAAGAAGAAGTAATAACACTTGACATTTATAATGAGATATAGTATACTATATCATATGCTAACATGGAGTTTATAATATGAAGATCAGTACCAATACCGTGAATGTTCTTAAGAACTTTGCAAAGATCAATCCTTCTATTGTTATCGCAGAGGGTAATGTTCTTAAGACCATTTCTCCTTCTAAGACTATTATGGCAAAGGCTACGGTCGAAACAACTTTCAGTAAGCGTTTCGCGATCTATAATCTGGACAGGTTCATCTCTACGATGAGCCTGTTCTCCGAGCCTGAATTTGATATCGGTATCAAGTCCGTTACTATCCACGGCAATAACAAGAAGTCGCAGTATACTTACGCTGATGAAAGCACTGTCACCAAGGCTCCTGAAAAGGAGATTAAGCTTCCTTCGGTTGATGTTACTTTCGCTCTCACAAATGACAATCTCAAGGATGTTGAGAAGGCTGCTGGTGTTCTGGCACTTCCTGAGATCGCAGTTGTTGGTGATGGTACCACTGTAAGCCTGCAGGCTGTCGACACTAAGAATCCTTCTGGTGATGTCTATTCGATTGATATCGGCACCACTGATAAGGTTTTCCGCGCTGTCTTCAAGTCAGAGAATATTAAGATCATCCCTGGTGATTATCAGGTTAGTATTAGTTCTGCCGGTATTTCTCAGTTCTCCGGTAAGGAAGTTGATTACTGGATCGCCGTGGAATCCTCTAGCTCTTTTTAGAGTATTTTCCGCAAATAAAACCTTTTGAAAACAATGGCGGTATAGGTAAATTCGGGTTATGACGTTTATTTATACCGCCATTCGTTATCCAAATGTATATCGCGCCTTGTGTACCAGATTTGTTTATTCTTCCCAACACCCAACCTTCCGGTTCTGTTCCAGGGAAGAACATTTTTTGTCGCTGTCCGTTATTATAAAACTTTTTATTGGCTGCTTTGGAGTTTGGTATGCCCTTATTCCAACCAGCAGCAAAACAACCTCTATCGTGAGAAAGACCATATGATCCATCCCCGCCTTCAGTTGCATTTCGAAGGATCCCGCCTGGATCAATCCCTTTACGCCCGTACCAACGAATATA